GATGGTTTCGGCAATGTTTGGCCTAAGTGCGAACTTGGAGCCGATTGCGGCTTGGAAATTGTACGCCCTGGTAAAACCCAATGCTGGTGCGACTCTATTGAAATACTATGTGACCGTTTTGACCACAACGATGTTGAACGCTCTGGTTGGGCTGGTGAAGGTTGGTATTTCTGGAACATAGACAGAAACGCTTGCTACGGCCCACACTTAGATGAGACCCATGCTAAACGCGAATTTCTTAAATATTTAAAAACTCTAGACAATGAACACCCTAATAATTGAAGCGACCAGTAAACGAAAGCCTTTAGCGGAAGACTACAGCGACACATCAATCGTTCACTGTCGCAACAGCCTTATCTTAAAGAACGCTTTGGGCGCGGACCTTCTAGATGGCGAATACTTTTTGCCAGAAGTTTTGAAGAAGCAGTACGATGTTATTATCTGCTGCTACGCTTCGCCATACATGCCTCATGTTCCTTATCGTCAAGTTCTAGAAAAGAACCCAAAGGCTCGCTACATTTGGTTGGTAAACGATCACGACGTTGAGGATAATCAGCTTTTGCGTTGGGGCATTCAGAACATGGGCTTGAGCTACGACATGATTTGCAATAACCCCAGAGAAGGCTACCGTCATTGGATTTTGAACAAGAACATTGCAAATAAGAAACTTAATGATTTTATCAATAAGTGGCTAACTGTTAACCTCAACTCGTTAATCATGGACGAGAACAGAACTCCAGTTGACCATTCTCAAAAGAATAACGTAATTTATTATGGCACTTATCGCAAGTGGCGCGCCGAGTCGTTCAAGAAATTTTTGACCGAAGGCGTAAAGCTTTCCGCCTCCAATAAAAATTGGAAGAAATTCGAAGCTCTGGGCTGCAAATGCGATTTTATCCCTAAGCTTGAATGGCAAAAGAATAATGAGGACTTGCGGAAATTCAAATATTCTATTTATATGGAAGACCAGCACACTCATGACCATTACGCTTTTCTTGCGAATCGTTTCTACGAATCGCTAATGTCTGATGTTGTGATGCTTTTCGACGCCGACTGCTCTAATACTATCAAGCAATGCGGCTATGTTATTCCAGAACACCTTATCATGAACAATAAAAACATGAAGAATGGAGTAGTTAATTACGCGAACTCTCTTGCTTTCCAAACGAATCTAACATATCAACAGACTTTCTTCTCGCAAGCAATGGATGAAAAAGTAACAGCTTTAAACCAAATAAAAGAATTTGTCAAATGAAATTTTTAACACGTTTTGTAGTCCCCAACTTATCCGCCCAAAAGATGGGCGTCGATTTAGTAAAAAATTATATATGTGACGTAGTTAGTCACAAGCCTCCACAAAATTTTATTGTTATAGCGTCTGAAGAAATGAAAAATCCAATCTTGATGGAGGTTTCAGAGTTTGATTATCTTGAAGATAAAATTGTATTTAAAGGCTGGCTAAATTATAATTATACGAGTGAATCTTATTTATGCAGAGGTGCGGTTGAATTAATGATAATCCCATGATTTTCTATAAAACGCTTTGCAATCTTGAATTGATTGCGGATAATCCGAGCCTCGGACTTAAAAGCAAAAAAATTATTCTGTATAAAGGCGAACCATTTTCAGTGGTGCATAAGCAAAAAGACTTGTTTGATTCTGATGTAGAATACTGGATGAATTTATATGGTTGGATTATTAAAATAAATAAAAATGACTTAACAAATATAGTCGAGAACCAAATATCATGATGACACCGAAGCAGCAAGAAAAAAAAGTATGGTCCGAAATTGAATTGATCAAGTCGGATATCGAAAACGTTATTGGGTTTAAAGTAAATAAGAAAAATTACAAAAAAGCAATCATTGAATTAACAAGACAAGCCGCTTTAGATCAAGACTTGATCGCTAAATTGCCCGCCGAGACGCAGGACAAAATTCAAAACTTTTTTTATGTTTGTCAGACATTTTTGTCTGACGTTATTTGGATTGCGAATAAAGGCAAAAGTCTTGAGGTGAATATATCATACAAAGGAAACGTTCTTTCTCATTGGAAAATCCCAATCGATATTTTTTTCACGCAGGAAGAATCTTATAAAATCTCTTCCGTCACAATGATGAAGAGTCTGCACGATTCTTTAATTGGTTTTTTGTTGTCTCCAAAAATGAGAAGTGACATCATAGATAATGATCAAGAGGCGATTAAATTACTTTATTCTTCTATGAATAGACCATCTATGGAATCTTCTCTTTCGAACTTAATAATGATCAAAGATAATTTCCCAGAGTTCTACGAACACATCACTACAAAACTCGACGTTATGACTGTAGAAGAAATGAAGAAATATATATCCAACAAATCAAAAGAGTAAAAATGATTTTTACGCACACTGGACTTCTTGGAGATTTCGTACAAATTTGGCCAATCGCCTCTTGGTATTACCAAAATACAGGGCGGAAAATAGATTTCGTAGTTACAGACGCAGACTGCTTCAGGGACATCGCTGAATTGACAATGAAGCAGACTTTCACAAATAGTATAAAAAAAGTCCCTTTTAAAGTAAATGATTATGGGTGCGGGGGTCAGCCTTATAAGTTTAATCCAGCGGATTTTGGCGTAAATGGAGAATATATTAATTTAGGTTATCCTTGTTACCCTCAACTTCAGCATGGGTGGATTCCTTATTTAGTAGCATCTGAACACAATTTAGGAGTAGACGAAAATTTTGTAATAAATATTCCCGTTAATGAAGCTGTTAATACGGACGTTCTAGTTTCAAAGCCTTTTATTATAGATCAGCATCAAAAATTACAGTACGATGGATTAGGTAAAAGAGAATGGGGCGTTTTCATGTTGTCTTATTTTGTGCCAAGTTCTATAAAAACACTTTCTGGCAAAAATGGACTTTATGCAGATCTTTGTCAAATGAAACAAGCTAGTCATACTTATGTTTCAGAAGGTGGGCTAAGTATAATTTTAGATTTAATGGATATAAATTTCACCATGTATTATAGAGAGCAGGGAGGTTGCGATGGTAAATGGTTTGAATCTGTTTATTATCGACAAAATAATCCAAAAAGAAAATTTATTTCAATACCAAGGGGCGTAACCTTTCATAAATCACCATAATATTTAATGCCACATCTTAACGCAAATATTCCTGCATTCACCGCTTACTTAAAAAGCGATTTCCTTTACAATAACGAAAATAACAAAACAGATTATATTCTTTGTGAAGTTTTCGGAGTAACTAGTTTAACAAGAAGATGCTTAACTTTTCAAGTAATGACCGAGTTTGGCTCGCGACATGATCGCGTACCGATCCATTATTTAGTTAACGACCCAGAGCATTCTGATTTGCCCCTAGATTGGCTGCAATTATGGGACTGTTTCTCTTACGATATTTCAGTTACCCGATGGGAGTATCATAAGAATGCCAGAGTTGACATACAATTAAAGAATCATGAATGGGTTGAAGGTAAATATCTTTTTACCATTGATTGGCGCGACAATCCAGACGCTGCTTACGGATATTCTGAAATGGCTGGGGGCCACAAATGTGGTCATGTGATTTGGGGCGTAAAAGACAAAGATGGCAAACCTGTAAATCAATTATTTTTACAGCCAAATAATAGAGTTTTATGGAAAGACGGTGGAGCTTTTATTTCAAAAAAGCTTGACAAACCGGACTGGCAAGTATTCACTCAGGAATTCACTTGCGAAGGGCAGGGCAAGTGGATAGCAAATGATAACTGGGATTACTTTTACCAATTCAAAAAGGAACAATAGTCGAACAAATAAGTATGAAATTTGAAATAACTCAAGGCTGCATAGCTTACAACTTCACCGTAGACGAAAAACGATTCGATGATCTTCCCATAGAAGAAAAGGGAAAAGTTATCGATCATGTTCTCGCGAAAGTAAAGGAAAAAATTATTAATAATCACATTGGTTTTCAAGGAATCCTAGAGCATTTCGAATATGATTCTTATGAGTATGGGCCGAAGTGCGAAACGTGCGGCGACTCAGTAAGCAGAACAATAATTAATATTTGATTAAATGAATTCTAATTTCGTTTTACTTAATGCCCAAGAACAAGCGTTGTGTCGCTACCTAGCAAAACTGCGCCACAGTAACGCTCGAAATAAAAATGTAAAAAATAATAAGATTGGCAGTCAAAGTGACGAAATGACTGATCTTGAAGGAATCGGGGGAGAAGTTGCATTTTGCAAGTTGTTCAATCTTTATCCCGACATTTCAATTGAAGTCAGGAACTCAAAAACTGACAAAGGCGACGCAGTTCTAAATGATCTGGTGATCGATGTAAAAACAACAAAATATAGAACTGGTAGACTCTTAGCTGCTCCGTGGAAAGAACCTAGCGTTGATTTGTATGCACTTATGATTGGAGAAATCGACAAAGGTTACTCTTTCAAAGGATTCATGGCTTACTCTGAACTAACCAAACAAGAAAGACTTTTAGATTTAGGGCATGGAAAAGGGTACGCCGCTGAACAAGAAGAGTTGGAGCTTAATATTAATAATTTTAAATTCGAAACAAAATCTCAAAATTAGTTCTTGACTGAATTGAGTTTTCTAATTTTGCTGCTGAAACAATGAATCTAGCTCTCTGTTGCATTTCTAACGTTCTCGCCGAGCAAGGCCACAAGTTCCAGACTATGACCTTGACTCGTTTCTTGTCGCTTCCCCGTGCCGAAGCCATTCGCGTTCTGAGCGACCGCATCCTCAACAACTTTGTTGTCACCAATCGCATCATTCAGCACTGTGCCAACACTGGCATTGCTGGCTATCGTTTGTCGTCCAGCCTTACTCCTGTCATTGATCATCCTGACGTTAATCTTCGTTTGCAAGATTTGCCCAACTGGACTGATCTCCGCGCCGCTCTCGACTCCATCTCTGCTACCATTAAGCGCACTGGCATTCGCGTTTCCGCGCACCCTTCCGAGTACATTACTCTGACCAGTACCGACGACGCCGCTATCACCAACAGTATTCGCGACTTGACTTCTCATGCTGAGCTTTTCGACTTGCTCGACCTTCCGCTCGACTACCGTTCGCCGCTCAATATCCACTGCCGTCAAGACGGCGATCCTGCTGTTATCTCTGCGCGTTTCCTTGCTAACTTCAATCGTTTACCTGCCAATGTTCGTTCTCGTCTTGTGCTAGAGGTCAATGACAACGTTAGCGGCACTTGGTCCGTATCTAACTTACACAAATATTTCTTTCTTCCTGCTGGCATTCCTATCACCTACGATTCTCTGCATCGCAAATTCTGCAATCACGGCAACGACGACTCCGCAGACTTTCACCTTGCGTACTCAACTTGGCCCACAGTTCCTTTGTTTCATTACTCAGAAGGTATTGACAATACGCGCAAACACGCTATGATGCCTGTTAGTTCACCAAATAATTATGGCAAGCCTGTATTTTTTGACGTAGAACTCAAAGGCAAAGACCATGCAATTTACCATATCTTCAAAAATGCAATCAAAAATCAATAAGACTAAAGATCAAGTCGTAAATAAACTCAATAAACTTAATATCGAATTCCATGTGGAAGGCATGGACATTGAAAGAGAAGATTTGTCTGAAAAGTTTATTGGCTACAGGGTTGTTTCCCTTAATTTAATGGGATGCATCGTCCCTAATTTATCTAATAACAGACCAGAGTTTTTAATTTTCAATGAAAAACTGGTGCAGCATCTGATTTCCGAGGGGCATACTGACGAATACATTGAAAACAATGGAAAAATTTGGCTGCACCTTTCGAAACAAGAAGATTTCGTCAAGGTCTTTGAACAAGCTAGTCAATTTAAAATTAATTAAAATGAATCGTATCGTTTTGTTTTCCTCGGCTAACGTAAAAGAAGTTTACAAGCTCTACCAGATTTTGAATCCAGAATTTTTGAAGAAATTCAAATTCACTGCCGATTTCCAAATCTCCACTTTTTCTTCGTCACAAGAGTTTTCTCTTTGTGTCGATCACGCTTCTCAAGAAGAGGGTAACTGGTTGAAGGATGAGGCTTTAAAAATTGTTGAAAGAAATTTTGAAAAAGTAGTTGACGAAACGTAATCCCCGTGGCATTCTTTGCCTGTAAACCAAATTGCTCAAATGATTATCAAATCCATCCAGAGAAACGTTGTTGAATCCCACGATTTCAAGTCTGAAATCGCGACTATTGATGCGAATGAGATGCGCTACATCTCTTCGCTTTTGCGGAATAACTACTCTAATGTCATCTTGGCAACTGCACGCGAAACTATCGCTAATGCAGTTGACGCGAACAAGAGTTCTTCCCGTCAGATTGAAATCACTGCGCCTACTCGCCTAAGTCCCACTTTCATTGTGCGCGACTTCGGCGCAGGTCTTTCGGAGTCTGATCTCTTTGGTCTTTACACAAAGTATGGTCGTTCCAGCAAACGTAGCGACAACGGTTCAATCGGTGGGTTTGGTATCGGTCGTTTTGCTCCGCTATCATACACTGATTCGTTTACAGTTACTTCCCGTCATGATGGCAATGAGATCGTGATTTCGGTTTACGTTGACGAGAGTGGAGATACTCGTTTCACCAAACTATCCGAGACTTCCGCTTCTGAACCAAGCGGTCTTGAGATTTCCGTTGCAGTCAAGATCGAAGATATTTCTGCTTTTGGGAATGAAATCAAAAAGGTGATTCGATTTTCTGACCAGCAGTTTATCTGCAAGCATTTTTCTCGTCATGTTCCAGAATGGGTAATCAAGAATGCTGGTTGGGGAGTCCAGAAGGACAGGACAGGTATTCCTAGTATTGTTATGGGCGGTATCTCTTATCCACTGAATCTCGACAGTCTAAGCGACCACAAGCTCAACAACTCAAAAATTTATAAGGCTTTTCGCAACTCTTACGTTTCAGAATTCTTTGTATTTTTCTTTCCCGTTGGCTCGGTTAGCCTGCACCACTCTCGTGAGAATCTAGAATATAACGCACAGACTAAGAATTTTATTTCTCGCGCTATCTCGAACCTCGAAACGGAAATCAAATCGCAGATGCAGAAAGAAATTGATTTGATTTCTGACTCCGAAAAGTTTTTTGCCAAACTTCATTCTTTTTGCGCTACAGTTAGTGTTGAATCGCTATGCTCTAATCTAGATTTTTCGTTCACTGATCCGAATAAAAATGTGATTAAAATCAACAGTGACGATATTGTTCCCCTTGCTATTTACAGAAAGTCTAGAAACACAAGAAATCTTGTGCGCTTAGGAAAGAAAGCGACAGTCGAAAAAACCATTGATCCCAAAGAGTTTTACACTACAAGTGGGTGCCATATCGTTATCAACGATAATGTTAAAAATATTCAAAATCGCGTGAATGGCTTGATGACTAGCCAAGGTGTTGAAAATACGATTTATGTAGTTTCTCTTGAAGAAGCTGAAGGTAAACTGCTTTACAAGCATAACTCTTGTAAGCGCATTCATCTCGCTTCCAAGTTGACACCTATTTCAACTAAGAGCAAAAATTTTGGTAATGTACGCAAAATCTTTTCTAGCGCGAGCTATTGTTACAGCTTCAAGGAAAAGGTTCCAATGCCTAGCACTCCCTTTTATTATGTTGATATCAATCATAATGGAGGCAGTAATTACGACATTATTTTTGGCGACTTGAAGAACTTCGGCCAATGTGATCTCGCAAGTATTTGGAAGATCGCAAAATATCTTGGCATCAATTATGATACCGTTTATGGAATCTTAGATAAGGCAGATATTCCTTCTCACGCTATTAATTTGCATGACGCTTTGATGCCTAAATTCAATGTCGCAATTGCTAAATTTAAATCAATTTTAAATCTTAAAGAAGAGAAGCAGGTGCGGGGAGATATTTTACCAATGGTTAACCACTGGCAAAATTTCAGAAAGCAATTGCCCGATAATCACGCTATATCAGTTTATTTTGACGCTTGGAACGGTGACGAAGACCATCTAGTTAGTGGGCTTTCTGAGGACGAGGTGACTGAATTTGATATCTTGGGACATTTTCCGCGCAGGCGTACAGATAACAATTCTGCTTTTGTTCTCGACCAAAAAATTGTTGAAAAAATTAAACAAGAAGCATTGACAATCAAGGAATCCTACCCCATGATGTTCGCACTGTTCGACGGGCGCTACGGCTCGTTCTACGGCATCCAGAGCGCCCAGAAATTAATCACTGACTACATCAATTTAGTTGATAATAGTAAACTCTAAACCACAATAATACAACATAGTTATGAATAAACCAGCATATATCATGCGCGACAATTCCATCACCGTTTTCGTTGATGGCAAGCCGCACACCATCGAGAGTTCCCATCCGAATTTCTCCTCCTTGCGCCAAGCGATTCTTGACGCTCAATATGACCTCATCCCCTCGCTCGTCACGATTGAAGGTAAGATCAAGAATATGACGCACGGTGCTATCGATATTTATGACGGCAAGCTGTTTCACAGCGGTGTGGAAATCCACGGTGTTGTCGTGGATAAATTGTTTGCGATGCTGAAGGAAGGGGCAAAAGATGCGGAGCCTCTTATGAATTTCATTAACCGTCTCATGCAGAACCCATCTGCTAATTCGGTCAACGAACTCTATACCTTCCTCTCTTACAAGAGCTTGCCAATCACTGCTGATGGAAAGTTCCTCGCTTACAAAGGAGTTAATAATGATTTTTATTCGAAGAGCGGCAACAAGGACACAATTGTCGTGAGCGGTCTCTGCTCAGCTAGTGGTTCAATCTTCAACGGCATTGGCAAAACTATTGAAGTTGCTCGCCGCTCCGTAGATGACAACAAAGAAAATCACTGCTCTTTTGGTCTCCATGTTGGGAGTTACGACTATGCAAATAGTTGGGCTGGCAGAGATGGTCGTCTCCTTGTGGTTGAGGTTGATCCTGCTGATGCTGTTAGCGTGCCGACTGATTGCAGCTTTCAAAAGTTGCGAGTTAGCAAGTATCGCGTACTTTCGGATATCACTCCTGAGCGTAAAGAAATTCCTAATGCGGTCTACGATGGCAGTGACGATGTAGATAGCGAATGCGATTCAAATGACACTCCTTCTGACGAAGACATTGAAAATGACTACATCAAGTTGAAGATTCGTAACTATATCGATGGTAAGCACTCAGTTGGGGAATATCCCACCGTCAAACAGATTCAGAGTCGCATGAAAGGTTACGATCTTTCTGTAGATCAGATTCTAGATATCGCTGTTCGCGAATTGGGTTATGAACCCAGCCGTGATTACGACCAGCAAGGTGATCCGATTCCATCTGGACAAGTTGCAATTGCACCGCCTTTTTGATTTATTATGAATAAAAATCCACTAGTTGAAAAGCTAGAGAACGCTTCCGAGACTGAACTCGATGTTGCATTCGCTATGCTCAAGTACAAAGAAATCGGAATCTATCGAAAGATTAAGGGGCTTGCCCTTGCTTTTGGCCTGAGTTTTGAGGAAGTTGTCAAAGGACTCCCTCAAGAAAACGGTCGCCTTCTCGACAGAGAGACTCGCCATTTCATTCACGATTTTATGCTAGCTCGTGCAAAACAATTCCACACTCCCGCAATTAATGAATAAAGAAACATTTACTCCTTTGAGTTTAGATATTGAGCCTAACTTAAATTGGCTTGAGGTTTGGAGTCTTCAGCAAGATGGCTCGCTCAAGAACTGTTTGAACTTCTATGATCTCGCACTCCAGAACTCTGTAGCATGGGCAATGCAGTGCCTCTCTCAAGAGAGTTCGCGCTCTGATGACGCTTATGTTATTGTTCACGCTACTGTTGGCGAAGACAAAGAAATGGTTCGCTCTATCATTCCTGCTCCTACTGATAGAGAAACAAAATTCTATACAGTTCTGAATAAGTTTCGCGCTGCGCTTAAAAACAATTAATTAAAAATTAACATGACCAGAGATCAACTATTCGCCCATCATACTGAGTTAACTGATAAAGCTCTCGGTATCATGAGAATGAAGAATAATGATTATGCTGGCAGTAAGGGAGAAAATCCCTTCGCTAACTTCCAGCGATGCGAATCGATGGGCGTTTGTTCAGCAGAGCAGGGATTCCTTGTTAGAATTGTTGACAAGGTTTCCCGACTCTCAACATTCGCTAATGATGGCAAGCTCGCAGTAAAGAATGAGAGCTACGAAGATGCTATCTTAGACATTATGAACTACTGTGTTCTTATGTCAGCTTACGTTAAGAGCAAAGAGTCAGAGCAAGTTAAAGCAAGCTAATTCCAGTTAATCTGTAACCAGCATCATAGGGCCGTATCGTCAATCCCGTTGGCATACCAAGCTCTATGATTTTGCTGTTAAACTCTCTAATCAAATGGTCGGAAAAGTCTCCAAACGTTGCGTTGCCGCTCGCAGCGTAACCAGTGGCAGAGTATAGTCCAGTTATCTGGGTTTTGTACGCTGCCCAATCGCCAGAAACAACACTAAAGTTGCTGTGGATCTCTGCTTGAAGAAGACGAGGACTAACCATATTTTATTTTACACTTGAATGTCTTTATTTAGCATTTTACTATTTATATTGCTAACCATACATTTATTGCAGAAACCTAATTATTTTATTAAAAAATAACTCGCCTCTATAGCACAGTGGTAGTGCAACAGTTTTGTAAACTGTAGGTCGTTTGGTTCGAATCCGACTAGAGGCTCCAAAATTATGAAAACTCGCAAAATATTAATCAACTCTGACTTCGGCGGCTTTAGTTTAAGTGACAAAGCTATTGAAGTCTTTCTCAATAAGAAAGACGTGAAGTTCACTACTCAAAAGAAAAAATCACTTTTTTCTGGCCGTAATCTAATTTTTTATATTAATGGCGAGTATTTTACAGAGCATAATTTAAAGCGCGACGATTTTGCTTTAATTGAAACGGTTGAAGAACTT